CATCAATTTTTGCTCTTATATTCCAAGCCTCAATTATATGCTCTTTCTCCATCTCTTTGGCTTGTTCTAAAATTCTTTCCGGTATCTGTGATTCTAATATTGGCCATTGTTCAATCAACCATTTAACTGCTGTTTGTTTCATGGCTTATCAGGTGTGTGTGTTATCTCATTCCATTGCACCCCACCACCATACACCTGCTCAGTTAATTCTGTAGCATAGTGACGGGCAGCAGTAGCAACATATTCACATGGGTTAGCAATCAGCTCATCCCTGTAATGTCCTGATGCAGCAAGGAGGCCCTCCATTGCTCTTAGGCAGGCCTCTCTGTAGAATTCTTCTTGTGTCATGTTACTTATCATTTAATTGAGTTAATACTTGCTCATAGAACAGGCTTGCAGCCAGTAACTGCTCCTGCATCCTTATCTCTATCTCTGCATCACGTTCAAAAGTAATGGAGGTAATTCTCTTAGCAGGGTCAATATGGTCCACTTCATGGATATCAATGGGGTCAAATTGACTAAGTAGCTCGGGATGGGTTGATACCATCACATAACACAGCTCAAATCTTGGCCTATCATATAGCCACATATAGGCTCTGCCCTGCCATTCATAGTCAGATAGATCCTTCAGCTCAAATGTGGTAGCCGGAAAGGTCTCCAAGGACCAGGATGTTTTGATATCAATGATGCTATCCTCCGTGATAATATCACAGCATCCTGTCAAATACTCATTTTCTTCCCTCTGCTCGTTTTTAACGTAGTTTTGGAACCTTACCCCATTGAGAAGGTCAATAGAGTCCTGTTCCTGCTCTATGCCCTTGAGAACGTACTTATTCATGAGCTGAGTACGGTACCCATAGAAGTCCTGCTTAGCCTGCTCAATGATGTAGCTCTTGGCAGTCTGACCTAATACCTCCCCCTTAGTCCTGGAGGAGGTCATTATCTTACCTAATTGTGATGCTCTGAACTTCATAGCTGTGCCTCCTGCTCTTTGGTTAGTGAATAGGTAGCTCTAAGGTCCTCAACGGTGTATCTACCCTCTTGGATAGCAGCCAGTGCTTTGCTGAACCTATCCTCTGTGATGGTAGGCTTAGCCTTGGGTGCTCTGCTTGCCTCATGTCCATCGTCATCCACAGCTTGTAAGGATAGGAGAGATACAAGGGTATACCTGCGGAAGTAAGTAATGGCACCACCGAGCTTCTGTGCATCGGTGATCACCGGTAACTGCATGAAGGACTCAAATCTATCCCCACTTTCAATGTCCACCACTATAGTGTATACCTTGTCATCCTTCACTGGCTGTATCAACAGCAGGCCATGGTCCAACAGAATAGGCTCAACCGTATCAATAATGCTGTTGATGTCGGCATAGTTACGCTTCAAATGGGGGTTGGTAGCATTCTTGATGACCTTACCCATTGACTGCTTAGCCAGGTGTAGCTTTTGGTAGATGTTTAGGCTGTTCGCCTGAGGTGCTACCTCCTCTTTTTTTGCTCTTGTTGTCATAAGATATAGTTTTAATTTTTACAAAGATACAAAATTATTGTACCATTCAACAAAATCATCGAAATTTCTCGCTATATAATAGGTACCCCCTGCCCTCTCAATCATTTCCTGGTATCTCTTCTGTGCCTCTGATTGCCTATCCTTACCAATCTTGACCTCTATTTTAACACTTCTGCCCTTAATAGTAGCAGATATATCGGCACTGCCTGCTGTTCCGGTGCCTTTGGTCCATTGGATGCCTGCCACTGATCCATCAGTGCGGTATCTTGTACGTGCCACACCCATGGTGTTGATACGTTCAGCCTGATATCCATGCAGGTTAATCCAGTCACAGATAGCTTTGGTCAGTCCATTGGCGGTTGAGTCGGTGTATTTATGTTTCATAATGTAATCCTGTGGGTAATGGGGACACTTCTCAAGTAGCTTCTTGATCTTGAGCTCATGCAGGGTTTTAATGTGGTCTTTGTTCATGTAGGTATTGCATAGATGGATATATATACTGAAAGTACCAATTAGCATACTTTTTTTGGTATGTATTATCGTTAATCATTTTTAATGTACCTCCACAATCATTGCACTTAGTAACTTCCTTTGGTATCTCATGATACACTGCCTCACAGTGAGGATTTCCGCATACTTTTATCATAGCTTTACTTTTGTATATGTTATCTCCTCCCCCTTCCATGCCTTAATGATGTACTCACCAGGTGGAAGATGTAGCTCCTCCTCTCCCAAGGTAGGAACGGTATCAGTATATCCAATCACTTGGATGTAATCATATCCTCGGATGCTATATGCATCACATTTTTGTGAGCTCTTACAGCTTAGCAGGCTGAGTAGGAGTAAGGTAAAAGTGGCGGCCTTCATGGTTACGGTGTTTAGTTAATTTATATTTCATGTGAGTAGCATAGCAGTCAATCCATCGAGCAAATACTTGCGGCTTGAGGTCCTTGAAGCCATTGGTCTCTTCCTGGAACTGCTGCATGAGTCCTTTGTACCGGTGCAGATGAGCACCATCGGCAGTGAGGGGAGTATCCTCCACGAAATCATAGAACTCCTTACAGGTATTTTGGATGAATTTCTTAATATCACTATTTATTCCTGTGGTTTGGTACAGCCCATGCTCCAGGTAGTACTTGATATTGTCAATCATGTAGTTATCGAAGTAGCTCCATTCCTCCTGTGTCCATTGGTCGAATAGCTTGCACCCATACTCATCAATAGGGCTGTGGTTAGCGTTGAAGTATTGGTTGAATTCTACCTCATGCCTCCTCCTATCATGACTGCCCCCTGCTCCTGCTATCACATAGTTGGTGGTTATGACTATTTTAGGGCTTCGCTCATAAGGGATATAGTACTCATCCTTGTTCTTTCGGTTGACAGGGATGCCCTCAGTGATCAGTGAGAATAACTGCTCAAAGTTGAAGTGCTTTTTGACATCATCAAAGGCCAAGACTTGAGTATCAGGGTTGACCCGTGAATAGGCAAAATCATTCTTACCTGGGTTGAAGAGCTTACCATCAATCTTGACTATCTTCCGGATGTGACCAAGGGCTGTGAGCATTAGTGATTTACCACTACCTCCATTTGGATTGTCATCAATCTCCTCATCATTGAAGATAACAGCCTTTTGGTCTGCCTTGTCCTTATACGTATGCAGTAGGTACCCTATGGTGGTCCTCATGGACTTGATGCGGTTAGGGTCCTGTGCTGCTATCTTGTTAACGAAGTCTTGGAAATTGTTCTCATAAGTATCCTCCACCTTAAACTCCCTCGGGATTATTTGGTCTCTCCAAATGTACCCATCAATATCAATGTAGCTCAGTAGCTTCACCTTATTCTTAGTGATCACTGCCACACCATTGGTGAAGGGTAGGTAACATTCATTCTTTGAGTCCTGAAGGATACGCATATCAATGCTGTCAAGCATATTAAGGTGCCCAGGTGTGAATAGTTGTGAGCTCTTAGCACAATGGTTATACACATCCATCAGCTCACGCTCCATTAGATAGGTCAGTACATGGTCTTTTATCTTCTCCACCGAGCTCTCTTGGACCTTATTCTCGGTAATGTACACGAAAATAGGGTTATTTGAACGCTCCGGATAGTACTTAGCGAAGCCTTGTTTGTGTAGCCATGCAGCATACTTGTTGGGGATGATATTAACGGTGTTTTTTTTTACCTCCCAAAATATATCCTCCTCTTTTTGTATGGCTTTAATGTCCTCCTTAGATACGCTAAGTTGCTTGCTAATGTCCTCTGGGGGTATTCCTTGCTTCAGTTTATTCTTAATACCTTGGATAGCCTCCACATCTTCAAATACCTTGAGCCCAAACTGTGCCTGCTTGTATGCATTCCTTACGGTATTGGTTATCTCGGTAGCTCCAAAGCCTTCCTGCGTATATTGTAGTAGTGTATTCTCCGCAGTTGTGAGGGGAATAGAGTACTCACATAGGCAGCAGGCTACCTTGTAGATGTAGTTAGCCCTATTTCCCTCCTTAAATTCACCATGATTAAACTTCAGCACCTTCTCAATGATGCGGTTCTCATTGGTTACAATCACCTTGGGGGTGTATTCACTGCGGTGGTATCCTGTATCCTCCACAATGCCAGTGTAGATGGCTGCAAATTCATTGAGGTAGGCATCAGGGTCATAGCTTTCAAAACATACCCTGCTGATATTCTTATTGGAGGTATCAAAATACTCACTCTTTATGTACTGCTCATAATGGCTGAACCTCCTTCGGTGCTCTACCTTATCACATTGAGGTATCCTAATCACTACCTTGAGGCCCTTACCACTTGGAGACGTAAATAGCATATATGTGTACTTATCGTCAATAAGCCTCTTCCGTTCTGCTGCCATGGTCTCAGCATCGGGGTACTTGTCAAAGTCTAGGATACACAGCCCAGAGTGCTCAACAAGGCCATCATCCTTCCGTTCACTGAACGTTCCATTGAACATGATCGCCATGAGGGTATTCTTGAGCTCATTGTTACCCTTCCGTATGGCCTTTATCTTACTAATTAAATCAGGTGTGCCTACCTGTATCCTGTTATGCACCTCTATTGCCTTAATAGAGAAGGGTGTCTCTTTGCTGTTGTAGAGACTTTTGAAAATTGATATATAAGGGTTATACATGGTTACAAATATATTAAATAATTCTAATTCGTGACAACTCCGTGACAACCGTGACAACTCTGTGACAACTCAAAGGGGGTAGTTGTCACGCCTATAAGCCCCGTCAGTATTGGGTTTCTTGTGTTTCCGTGACAACGTGACAACTCAAAGTCAACTTTTTGGGGGGTGAATATCACTGTATTAAATATATGGCTCATATGCAAATGGGTTGTCACGTCGTCACGCAGAGGCAAAAAGAAAGGGAGCCGAAGCCCCCTAACGTATTAACCCTTATCCTATGACATGGCAAATATCTCGCTTAATTGCTTACCTGTCAAGGGTTTCTCGAAACTGGTTAATAACTTTGGAGGGAAATTTCCATTGATGGTTACCTCCACATTCTCCGTGTCAACCTCGTTGTATTTTACCGTGTAAGTTGTCACGGGGTTGTCATAGGTTGTCACGCTCAGCATCTTTGGGATGGGGTTAATGGCTGCAAGGTACTTGTGATCATTCCATTTCCACCACAAGTCATGCATCTTAATGCCATAGCTTACCGTGCTGTGGTCAATGTTGAGGTAGTATCCTGCCATCTGCACTGTCATGTGCCTCCTGCGTACCAGGTACTGAGCTAAGAAGTACCTCTTGTATACATACTCCTGTTTGCGGCACCTCTTGCGAAGGTTGAATAATTCAATGATGTTAACAATGTCATCATTCTGCACCTTTGAAAGGTGGTATATTTCATCAATTAGTAGCATCTCCAAGTCTTTTAGGGTCATTAACTCCTTTGAATAGGTTCGATGTGGTAGCTATCATTCCGGTAGCTTTCATGAAATCAACCTCAGCCTTAGCGCTGTTAATTATAGAGTTTGACAGGTTAGATATTGCCTGTGCCTTTTCTACCTCAGTAGACAATTGCTCAGGTGTTAATTCATCATCATTTAATCTTTCGAGTGCTGCAAAGAGGTGGTCTCTTAGATCATTCATTCCGTTTCTTGCCATTTTGTTTTTGTTTTAGTTGTTTATTTAATTTACTCTTTAATCTTATTACAGTCTGCAATTCACCGGGGAAGCGGTGGATGCTGTTACGTATTGCATTCTCACGCATTGGGATGCACTCAAGGTTCTCAATGTCAAGGTTGAGGTTATTTCCATCCTTAAATCTAACCACATGACCCTTGGGTATTGGTCCGTATATTGACTCCCATATCAACCGATGAGTGAGCACCCACAGGCTATCCTTTACCTTAGTGTATGAGTAGGGCCTTCCTGTCTTGTCATACCGTATACTTGTTGCATTAGGCTCCCTGGTGTTGAAGGGCTTGTTACCAGGTTTGTACATGGTACCTTCCACCTTAGCATAGAGCTCACTGCTCATCTTTTTACCCTTGTTGTGAGGTACGTGACCAGGTTGCCATCTGCTCTTAGTACCTGCTTTGAGGGATAGTTTTTTATTCTGCAGGTACTTGATACGTTGGTTTTTCTTTATCCCCATGTTAAAGACTCTGTTGTAGAGCTGTGAGGTGGTGTATCCAAGGTAGTCACATAGTGCCCTGCTGGGTACGGTAGGGTAAAGTATTCTAATTAACTGCTCCTTATTCATGCCTTGATAATTTTGAAGTTACCCATTTGACAATCCCCTGAAAGTAGGAGCTCTTTTTGTTTCCACTTGCAGAGTCCTCTGCTTGTAAATACCCATTCTCGGATGAGTTGGGTGTGGATGTAGTATTGAAGTCTGAACATTTTGATTTGCATTTTAAGTATTCGTAATATAGCTCAGTGTTGAAGCTACCTCCTATGTCATGGCTGAAGGACTGAGACCTCCACCACCTTGCACATTCGTATAGTGTTTTTCCTTTCATAGCGTATCTTCGTAAAAGAGTTTCATCGTATGAGCGTTTGGTCCATCAGGATGCTTGAGTGCCTCGTTAATTAACTGCTCAATGGCCTTTAGCTCGGGTAGTGTTAGCACATAGCGGAGGTCTCTTAAGATATCATCCCCTGCATAGAACTCCTGCCAGGCTATCCATGCAGGTCTATTCGCACTATATTGCAGGTATGTCACCATCCCCATTATCTCGGTTCCGGTATCTCTTGTGAACCTTACATCCACATTGTAGTTGTCATGAAATTCCATCCAAGTTATCTGCATAGCATAAATATTAAGAGGTGATACATCGCTACAGGAACAGCTACCACTACAAGTGCAGCCAATACATCGTCAAGTACTTTATTTTTCATTGGGGGTCAAATTTAATCGGGTTAATAATTCGTCAATCACAGCCCATCTTGTTGCTGCATGGTTAGTGCCACTGTCGTGTGGACCGAATGCATCAAGCATTTCCTGCATTTCATCCCGAAGCTCTTGCTCCATGTCAAGGATGATCATTTCCATTTCAAATTCTCGTGTCATGATTAAAGGTTTTCAAAGGTTAATTGTAAAATCATCTCACAATGAGCCTGTGCAGCAGCTTGCTTCTCAGGATAATCTTCATCATTAAGGTAGTCAAATGCCTCGCTATCTGTAGTGATGCATGATACCTCTACACCATCAACGGTGCCTGTTACTCGGTAGTTACCGTAGCTCTTTGTTCTCTCAATTCTTACATTTTCTGTTGTCATAAATAAAAGTTTTAATTGTTAATACTTGACAAATATACAAATAGTTTCGTTATTAACAAGTTATTAGTAAAATTTAGAATGATTCTAAATAAGGAAATGTAAAAATAGGGTGGTGCAATCGGTAGAAATCCGAGTAATTAACTTAAAAGTGGTGAAAAATACTTAGATATTTAACTTAAGAGATATTTTTCTTACGCTTGTAGATGTACTCCTGGTACTTAGTGAATACCAAGTGGCTTATTTTGTGGTGTTTTTTGCAGGTTCTGCACTGCAGCCAATGGTGTACAGTGCCTGCAGCAGTAACTACCTTCTTGTTATGTCTCAAGTCAGTACTACCACACTCAGGACATTCATACTTCTCACCTCCATGTTGCACCGCATAGTTGTGCTGTGGGGTTGCATAGCTGTTGAGCTTGCTGAATACCGCCTCAAGGACCTCCACATCCATCTTGCAATAGGCTACCATCTTATTTAGGGCCTCCTGGTCCTTCCTAAATACTATATCCTTCCACAAGTCAAGCCCTCCTGTATCCATTTTAGCACCTACCTTGAGCAGTTTGGCAATGTAGTCGAGCTTGTTGCTATTAAAATTGAAGTATTTTTTAGCCCATTTAAGGGTATCAATAGTTTTAACTGTTGGCATAACATCAATGCCATGAAATAAAGCTCTTGTACGCACCCATTTGAGGTCAAATTTATCCCCATTGTGGGCCACTATCTCATCAGCTTGAGCCATAACTTTAATGAACTGCTTGAGCATTGCCTTATCACATTGGCTCTTGCTCCATGTTAGGCTGTGGATTTCATCCTCTCCCTCCCATTTGTAGCAGATGCAAATAATAGCACGCTCATGGATGATATCACCCGGGTTGATTGTTAGGTTATATCCTGTTCTCCAGAATATACCGACATTGAAAGATGTCTCAATGTCATAAAATAAGCGTTTCCTCATCTGTTGAGTTTACTGAGTATAGCACTCCATGCCAATCTAAGAACAAAAGGGATAGCAAGCCCTAACCAAAACGGCCACCATCTTAGTCTATATCTCACCACCTCATGCTTTTTGGTTATGACATCACCTTTAATCTTCTCTATCTTTATTCTCTCACGCATCTCTATCCTGGTCTGCCAACGGGTCTTGGGGAGGGTAACTGTTCTAAACTGCACCACCGTATCCTTATAGGTTATGACCTTTTCCCAAAAAATGGTATCATTGCGTACTATTGGGAATGAGTCCACAGTAGCTATGCGGATGGTGTCACTATCCTGTACTACCTTGAGCCCATTAGCCAGGGCTCTCTTGTAGTGGTACTGAGCTCTCTTATGAGCTGAGCAGGATAGTAACACACACAATAGAGAAAACCCGATAAGTGTGCGTGATGTTAATCTATTAAGCATATCGGGTGTATTAAAGGTTTTCAAGCATTGCAATCATTCGGGGACATGGATAGATATCACTCTTATCCTTCCTTACTGAGTTGTGGGTGTAGATGCCTGGAGTACCTTTGAAGGCCTCCGTATCAATGGCGAATATCTCTTTTCTGTATGCCTTGGGTATGTTGTAGGTTTCGCATAGGTACACCAATAACTGTCGGGTGCTTTCTATCTGCTCATCCGTATACTTATGCCACAGCACATGACCTTTGAAGGGCTTATCAAGTACCGTAACCTCCGAAGGATCTACCACGCTCTTGACATAGTTGATGTACTTACCATTGACCTGCTTCAATGGGCCCCAATTGCAGACCTCAATACCAACACTTAGCTTGTTAAGGTTCTGATATCTGACCCCATGAGGTGCAAAGTCTTGGTTATCTATGCCAAGATGATAAGCCCAGTGCTTGGAGCTGAAGCATTGTACTATTGTACCCTTGTTACCTATGACGAAGGCAGTAGCTATCCTGGTATCATTGCTGTTCCAAAAACGAGCTACCCCAACAGCATTGCCATTGCCTGCTGTATGGTGGAGATATATCTGCTTTTTTGGAGCCTCCTCTTGGAAGTATTGGTCATTAGATAGGCGTTCCTGTAATATCTTGGTTGTGTCTAATCTCATCTGCATCATTCTTTAATTCTTTTGCTCTTGTGATTAAATTCTTAGCACTTATCCATAGGTCGAGCCCCTTTACTGCCTTGTAATTTTCGTTAATACTCACCACCTCGATGGATACAAGCACTAAAGATAGCATTTTTGTTAGCATCAAAGGCACTGAAAAGAAGGTTAACACTATATCATTAAGGATAAAATAATCAATGAGATAGAATAAAATAACCGTTATTTCATACAGCAACATCTTACTGATCACAGAAGATAGCCTGCGTGAGGTGATTGGTTGCTTGAGTTTCTTGGCCTTCCACACTCCTGTAATGGTATCAACGAAGATGGCAAACCCTATCAGGAACATGAGCCCCGTGATAGGCATAAAAAAAGCACTAACCATGCTCAGGTAAATGGGCCATTTAGATTGAAACGCTGTGAGTAGTATGGATAGCTGTGTTCTCACAGTATTAAGATGCTGTTATTGTACCCATTCTCACGGAAGTTACCGCACATCCCTGTGCAAGTCAACTGCCAAGGGGTGATACACTCACATGTTGCGAACATAGGGCGAAGGTCTGTATCTGTATTGAGTGCTGAGATGAAGATAGGGAATAGATTTTTGTTAGCTAACAACCAACGTATGAGCCTCTGCTCAAAGAAAGCAGCTTTCTGTGCATAGTGCTCCATACCAAAGGCTACCTCACCACGGGATACGCTTGCTGAGTAGTCACCGTTCTGAGTCTGAAGGCCTTTGTTTTTCAATTGATAGCTCAAACCGAATACAGCATCTTCTGCAGACCTCCATGCAATGACCGGCTGAATAAACTCTACCAGGTTTATCTCATCATTGGTCAAGGTCTGAGCATTGTATGCATTCAGTAGATGGTTGTAGAATGTGGTGCCAAGGATAGGCTGTATCCTTAGAGCTGACTGAGTAGCTATGTATGGGGTCACATCAGTCACATCCACATTGGCTGTGATGGGTGTGTTGGTCTTGAGGTAGTTTTCAGTTATGAAGTAAAGCATTACTGAGCTGTGTTAGTTGGTTCGTCAATAGGAGGTAATTGAGCCAAGGCTCGTATCTCATTGGTGGTCATTTTTTCAAGGACCTTGTTGAGTAATGGTTCACTCAAGGTGTTTAATGCCTCTTTTACCCGGGTAGTATCATCATCTACCTCAACAATAGTATCTCCAATGATTTGGTAGTTGTTGATCGTGAAGTGAGCAGGCAGCTTAGCTATTCCAAGGAGCTCATTGAATATGGTCTCAACCTGTGCACGGATTTTCTTGACTACGTTTTTCTCAAATATCACATAAGCCTGCTTAATATCCGAGCCACTACCCAGGGAGCCTGTGGTTCTAACGCCCATAAGAATAGGGTCGATAGTGTGAGCAAAGCAAATCTGCTCAGTATTGAGGGCAGAAGCCTCATGAAATAGCTTATCATTTGCGTTGGTTGGTAATGCTTCAATTTTTGGAAGTTGGTCCTGGCTATTAGCAAAGAATGCAACCGCCTTACCAGCATTCTGTGCACCCTTCAACCTGTCAATGGTCTCCTTAATCATGTGCTTCTCCTCCTCTGATTGTGGCCTCTTAGGGAACATCATAGCAAAGGATGGGAAAATGCTGTTTTGAATGTTACTTTTTGCGAAGTATGACAGCTCACCGCTTAGAAACGCAAAGTTTAATGCCGATGTATATTGAGGTAACGGATAATAGTCCTGCCCAACTGAATGAACCTCATAACAATAGAGCTGAACCTCATCCTTGCAGGTCATGTGGTAGGGCTTAATCTCTACAACATCTAATCTTTGGCTCCAGTCATTGCTCAAATAGTACTTTTTCTTGCACCGTGATACCCTTACTTTCTCAGGGCTGACGTTGTACACCTTTATTAGCTTACCTTTCTCATTGAACACAAGCTTGAAGTATATTCTATTGTGCAAAATTAACTGCTGAGTAACCGCTTCAACGGTGTGCTTGAGTTTTATCTTTCTTTCCCAGGTGTAAAGGTCCACCTTCTCCTGTGCTGTTAGCTTGTCAGCATCCAAGGAATAGCCTCCACCGATAACGGCATTGGTCTTGAAGTCAACAATGGCACCATGAAGGGGTGAACTGAAGTACATTTGATTCAGCACCTCGGGATATAGGTTGCCCTCACCAAAGTCTACCCAGTTACCTGCAGTCCATCTACCATTGACGTAGGGTAAAGTTAGGTTACCTCTACCAACAGGTAGGAATGGGGTGCTGAAAGCCTGGTATCCTTCCACTACGGTAGGACCCTGCTCTTGTTTTCTGCTAAATATATCGTACCAAGCCATGTCTATGTGTATACTGATGAAGGTGCAGGTCCACTAACTACCATTCTACCCTCCTCAATGACTACACCTGTGGTCTGAGCAATGCTTAAAGGTGTGGTGAATGGTCCACTCTTCTCATATATTTGATAGGTGTATTGGCCTACAACAAGGCTGAGGTCAGTGGGCTCTACTAAACTAAATAAATTGTACCGCTCAGGATACAATGATGTATCTGCAGCAGTGAATAAGATGGGTGTGCTCGTTGTGTTGTATTCATTTGTAAACACAAAGAGGTAACTCGGGTTTGTCACCGTTGTTACCTCTGTAAGTGTAAGGACTATTTTGTTACTTGAATTTTGAGCAATGTAGATCATCTACAATATATTGTCAGACCTACCGTAGAATGTTCAAAATTAGAAGTTCACCCCGATAGCTTGAAGAGCAGTAGTGTTCATGGTTACCTCGTATGCAAGGAATTCATTTTCCGCAACCAGTGTAACGGAATATTTACTACCATCAGCCCTGGCCTGGCCGGAGCCTTCACCTGATGCAGATAACTGCAAGTAAGGGAAGTACCAATACTTACCGTTAGCATCTTTTACGATGGCAGATAGGTACTGCTGTCCTGAACCTAAGATTTTGATAGCTCGTGATGTAGCCATCTCTCTGCGGTGGAACATTAAGTTAATAGTCTGAGTCACGAATGAGCTACCGTTGACAAGGTCGGAAGTAAGCTCCTCAGTGTAGTTAGATGTATTTCTACGGATGTAGTAGTCAGTGAATATGACAGGAGTAGGTAACGTTGTTAATGTGAAACCTGTCACTTCCCAATCACCAGGGTTAGTGGTGTTAACTAATACACTCACTACATCATCCTGTGGAATTAAAGCAATCCCATGCAATCCACCAGAGTTGTTCTCACAGCTCTTGGCAACCGCTTCTAATGCTTGGCAAACATTTGGCATGATTAA